TTTATAACCATAAACTAGCACTATCACAAAAAATCAGTAAATGGGTTCAAGAATATCATCCAGAAAGAACAGCTGAATACGATAAATGTAGAAGAGACGTCAGTTACATTATCGAATCAATAGAAACTTGTTTACGAGAAGGTAATCATCAAGCAATTGATTATATAGGTCATATGTTCTTTAAAGGCGAAAAGCTACAGCTTAAATCAGTTGATGTAGAATTTTTAGCATATGATAAATTAAAGTCAGAACTACAAAGTATAATTAGTGACCCTGACGCATTTACCTTTGTAGAGACCCTGATTAACAAATTAAAAAAGCACCTAAATAACGGGTTTCAACATTATATAGACACTCCATTCAAAACAGGATTAATAGATAACGTCAACCGACAGACAACAATTAAACGCATGTTTTATAGTTGGGATCAAGAAATGGATATTGTTCGTAATATGCAAAAATGTCAACGCAACTGGGATTATTCTCAATCAATCGACGACGAACTTGCAAATTATTTACTATGGCATGCTGAAAATGCTCCTTCAAAACAACACGAAGCATATTATGATGTATATTGGTCTAATGACAGAAAAGTTATAGACGAGTGCAGTAAGTACACATGGGGAAGTACACACAGTCGAACGCCGCCGTCTACTTGGAGGAACACACAAGCAAATGCTAATATGTATATGCTCTTTGTAGGAAAGGAACCAGAAACTCAACTTAACTGTCATGCAGACGGAACATTAAAATCTAATAGCGACTCTGCACGTTGGGAAAATGCGTATGTTAGTATTGGTATTGCTATGGGCTTAGTAATGCGAGCAGCTAACACTATAGGATTAGTTACTGGATGCAATAAAAGTCACGGTGACTTAAACGGTGATATGTTCTGGGAAAGAAAGTTAGGCATCGAAGAAGATGTATTGGCAGGACGTAAGAAGATTGCATACGGTATCGGTATTGGGTTCCCGCAACAAGATAGACCAAGGTGGGAAACAGACGATTATGAATTAGCAATAGGTGCTGGAAACGGAAGCAATCTTACTACTGATTTAGACATGGAACGCCACCCAGTAACAGGTAAAAAAATGCGTAAAGTTAAAATTGTAGATATTAGGACTACAGACAAAGCAGTTGATCCGTATGGCAACGAACATACGTTGCCTACAGAATCGTCAATTAAAATTAATACAATGCGTAAGCGCATTATCAACATCAAAGAGATAAAATAAATGTTCTTCGAAGAGAAAGATTGGAATATTGATATCACTACAAGATGCACGTTAGCTTGCTCAGAATGTGTAAGAACCAAAACACTACAGAAAAATCAACCATTGCCAAAAGTTGATATAACATTAGATCAATTTAAAAAAATTGCAGAATTTGCCCAAAATAGAAAAATACATTTTTGTGGTAGTTGGGGAGATCCAACCTTTAATCCTGACTTTATTGAAATGCTTAAACTGTGTAAAGAAAAAAACATAAGAACAGAAATTTCTAATGCCGCGTCACATCGATCAGAAATTTGGTACGAAAAAGCATTTTTGGCAAATACTACAGCAGAGTGGATATTCGGAATAGACGGATTGCCAAATCAAAGTCACATATATAGAAAAAATCAAGACGGCATAAAATTATTTAATATGATGTTAAAAGCAAAATCTTTAGGATTAGATGTAGTTTGGCAATATATTATTTTTGATTACAATAAAGATAAGATTAAAAAGGCAAAAAAAATGGCAAGAAGAAATAATAACATACCTATAATGTTTGTAGATACAACAAGAAATAGAACTATGAAACATGTCTAAAATATATCCTAAATGTTTACACAAAAAAGAGCTTTCGTTATGTTATACCGGACACGTTTTACCTTGTTGCTGGATTAACGATCAAATAGATGTTCCAGAGTGGAAGGAATTTTTTTCTGACGATATGCGTTTAGATAACTTTGAAACCCTTGAAGAAATTTTTGAAACAGATACCTGGAAGAACTTAATTAATATATTAAAACACGACACACCCAACGCTCCTACAAAATGTAAAAAAATGTGTTCTGTACCGCTTGATGTAGACACCGAAGGCACTAACCGTAAGGTAGGCTTTAAAAAATGATAAACTTTATTGTTACCAGTAAACCAGTAGATGGTTTATTTTATTACAGCTACGAATATTGTTCTTATCTTAATGATAGAGGCATCGATGCCCAGGTGATTGTTATTACACATAGAAAGTTTCAAGAACAAGACTATATAAATGTAATTAATAACAAATATATACACTGTCAAAATTTAATTTTTAACGATTACAGTCCTAGCAAGGACGAAGTTTCAATAATTATGGGTCGTAGTCAACTGACACTAAGTTGGCAAGATTTTAATGATTACACCGACGCTCAAAAGGAAACACTAAAAAAAGTATTTAGTGGCGTATTATTAAGCGTGTATTCAGAAAGCCATCCTACAAAATATCCTTTAGCTGTAGATTTTTACAAACCCAAAAAAATTATAGACTTGTGCGACAAAGAAGTTTATCCAAATGGAGTAGGAGAACACTTTGAAAAGACTATCAATTTTAGTATACACAAACCACATACAGATAACATACAATTTAAACACTTGTTCTTAGGCACTAACGACAAATATTATGCTAGTATTGAAAAAGTAATTGATCAATTTCCTAATCATGCCATTTTGGCATATAATGAAACTTATGTCAATATAAATAATAATAATATATTTGTACCTGTAGAAAATTTAATGAGCTTGTTCGAAACGTATGTATATACAAAAAACACATTTGATCCTGCTCCTAGAATCTTCCAAGAGTGTAAGTATTATGGCAAGGACGTAATTTATTTGCGAGATAAGAGCATAGTAGACGGTGGCAGTGTATATTGGAAGCGTGAATTAAAAGAGCCAGACATTACTCCAATTCTAAACACTATAAGGAATTTTTAAGTGACCAAAAATTTTATAAATCCAGAAGCACAAAGAATTGAGCTTTTTGAGCCTAACGGAACTGATACTGAAGAATTTTTTAACCAAAATAAGAAAAGGTTAGGAAAAGATTGGTATTATTATGATAAAAAAATTGAATATGCATACAACGAACAAGGGTTTAGAAATAAACCACTCAACAAAGTAGTGTGGGAAGATTCTGTAGTTGTTTTCGGATGTTCTAATGTAAAAGGAACCGGACATCCTATTGAAGATACTATATGCTATATATTAGAGGAGACTTTAGGCATCCCAGTAGTAAACATGGGTATCAGTGGCGGCGGCATAGACATTACATGCTGGAATAGCTTAATTTTACATGACCATTATCCTAAGCCTAAAGCAATCGTACATATATGGACAGCATTAGATAGATATGCAGAATATAATGGAGAACTATCTATGATATTACATCATAGTAACAAGAAGTATTGTCATAACCATACCTGGAGTGAAAGATCAAAACTATATGTAAAGGCCGACAGAGCTCTTTGGAAGAATAAACTACCGTATTACGAATGTGCAATGTTTACACATGTTGCGAAAGAATTGGAAGTAGATTTCTACGACCAAGTAGATGATGCTAGAGATATTTGTCATCCTGGTACAAAAAGTTATAGAATTGCAGTTAAAGGCATAGCAGAAAATTTAAAAGCACAAGGATTATAAAATGACAGCATACGATGCTTGGGATAGAGAATACCAAGAAAACAAAGACGCATACTTAAAAATATTCGACGATTTTATGAGTCAAATGAACTACGAAAACAACGAAGAGTGGGAACATAGTTTTTCAAAACGTATAGATCGTAATTATTGTGTAAGTGTTGCTAGTGCTACAGACGCACTACACTTTGCGCTACTAGCACACGGCATCGGACCGGGCGACGAAGTACTAGTAACAGACTTTAGTTGGATCTCTAGTGCTAGCTGTGTAGACATGGTAGGTGCTACTCCTGTGTTCTGCGACATTGACTTAGACACTTATCAGATGAGTTTAGACAGCGTACAGCGCATGTATAGCGACCGTGTAAAGGCTATAGTATACGTACACCTGTTTGGTGCTATGGAAGATACTAGCGTACTACAAGCGTTCTGTAAGCAGCACAACATACTGTTCATCGAAGATGCAGCACAAGCACTAGGCAGTAGCTTAAACAGTGTTAGAGCAGGTACTATCGGTGAAACAAGTGTATTCAGTTTTAATTCAAACAAAGTCATTAGTGGCATTAACGGCGGCGGTGTTGTACTCACAGACAACGAAGACATTGCTAAACGTGTTAAGATGATTCGCAGACACGGCAAAGACAAGACTTTTGACATGTTAGGGTTTAACAGTCGCATGTATGTGCTTAATGCTCGTATTATCGAACAGCGTATGAAAAGCATGGAAGACAACCAATCTAAGAGACAGTCTATTGCACAGCAATACAACGAAGCATTTTCAGACTTGCCTATTGTGACTCCTAAAGTCACAAACGGATTAAACAACAACTATCACAAATACGTTATACGCTTCGAGAACAAGGACACTAGAAAGCGTGTTAAGAACGCATTAAACGCTAGCATACACTATGAAACACCTTTGAGTGCTAACGGTATGTATGAAGATGCGACCGTACGCAGTGACGTTTGTACAGCGTCTAAGACAGCAGCAGACACCGTATTGTCGTTACCCATTCATGCTTGGCTTACTCAAGACGAAGTAAGTCTTATCGTTAATACCGTTAAGGAAAATATTAATGAGTAGATTAGTTGCATTTGGATGTAGTAATACATACGGAGACGGTTTAGAAGATTGCTGGGACGGCAAAAGACATGGGCCAACTCCAAGTAAGTTTGCTTGGCCTAATGTATTAGGATCAATGTTAGGCGTAGACGAAGTAATTAATGCTGCTAAACCTGCTATTAGTAATAAACAAATTTGGCTAAATGCTATGGAGTTTGATTATCGCAACAACGACATAGTACTCTTACACTGGACTTATATAGACAGAGATTGTTTTTTTGATAAAGTTCCCGTAATCGGACCATGGAGAGCTAATGAAAAAAATATAAAATTATACTATAAGAATTTCTACTCAGAAAAAGATAGACATTATGATTTTTATAACAGAGCCGACCATGTAAATAGATATCTAAAATCAAAAAATATTAAACAATATCATTTTCAATCACACGGCGTGTCAGAGTTAGGCAGTAAAATTCAATCGCTGTTTACTCCTCCGTTGTGGTTTGGAGTTAATATATTACCTCTAAGTATTACACAAATGAGTAATGATTATTCGGCACTTGACGATAAACACCCTGGTCACGAAACGCACATAGAATTTGCAACTGATATATTTAATTTTTTAAAGAGCGATAATGATATTTAAAAAATGAATACAAGGAAAACTATAATAAATACAAGGAAAACTATAATGAATACAAGGAAAACTATAATGAATCACTTTGAATTATTAGAAAATAAAAGAAAACATGTTAAGACTTATAGCAATAAAATTCCTTCTAAGGAATTAATCGATAACGCATTATGGAAAGCATGGAAAACTTCGCCTTCAAAAAATAACGCTATGGCGTATGAGGCATTAGTTTGGGGACCGGAACAAAAATCAAAAAAAGAAGCAATACACAGTCTGTGTGTTAAAAATCATAAAGCAGTAGAAGACAGAGCAGTCGACGAAGGATTGATGAATAAAACTCAAGGCGGTGTTGCTAATCCGTATTACGAGCATGTTAAGAACAATCCTTATTTAATTACAATACATAGCAGATTAGCAAGTCCAAACTTGTTTTATCAGAAACAAGTTGAAACAGGACATTATTATGATCAAGCATACGAACATGAAGTTGAACGAATTGTAGATTCTGTAGCTGTTGAAGTTGGGCTATTTGCTGCTAACTTAACAAATTACTTACTTGAAAGTGGTCTAGATATGTCGTATAATTCTTGTTTTAAACGAAAAGTAGAAGATTGGCATAATGTCGGACTGTACGAAGTTAAACAAAGGCCTATTGTAATGATAACTTGCGGCTATGCTGAACGATACAGAATGGAAGATTTGATAGACCGAGGTCAAAAAGATTGGGACACTAAGCCAGAGTCAGATGAAATTATAAGATGGATATAGTTTAATGAATGACACTTAAAATATCACAAAACTTAAAAAATTCAAATTATAACTCTAATATAACATGTTTAGGAAAATATAAATGGCTAGATTAGTTGACATTCATCAGTTAGTGTGTTATAGTATATAAAAAAATTGGAGTCATAATGACAATTAAAACATTACAAGACTTAAAAGGTTCTGAATATAGAACTGTAGACTTTTATATGACTAAAAGTTGTAATAAGAGTTGCCACTACTGTACAGCATGGACGCTGGAAATGCGCAATCTTGATGTAGACATGGATTTTGTACGAACAATTTTAGACGGGCTTGCTCCATATAAAACACGTATCTGTTTACTAGGCGGAGAGCCTGCTCTTATTAAAAATCTTAGAGAAATTATTACTGAAATTAAGAAGCATCCTAATCTAGTAATTCAAGTATTGTCTAACTCACTGATACGCAAATTTTATCCAGAAGTTTTAGAAGATCCAGAAATTATTTACATTGAACATTTAGTATTAGACTTTTACGAAGACCGTATTGAAAAATTAGGTAACTACGAGTTTTTTGAAGAGAACGATAAGAACAACTACAACTTGATCATCCAGACGCCAAACTACTTTAAGTATAGAGAACAATACGACTTATCAGCATTAGATCATAAAAATACTGAGTTTAAAGAATACAACTCGAGATCGCCAGACTTCTTTAAAGATCATACTCCTGTACAAGCACCAGAAATTGATCGTAGAGTGTGTGCTAAGTTTCCACTAGTGCCTGTATTTGATTTTGAAATTAAAAAGATTCGTCATTGCAGCAGAAAAGTAATCAACGGTTCACGCCAGTTTGATGTTACTAAAGAAAACATTGATAAAATGATGAATTATCAACTATTTGAATTTGAAAATTATTGTGGGAAATGCTTTGATATTATTCCAATGCGGCCAACTGCACAGAAAGAACGTATTATTGAGATCTTAAAATCAGAAGAAACTATCTAATGAAAATATTTTCTGTAGCAGTAAATATACACGATCATAATACATATGATGGTGTATTTCATAATCAAATAGAACGGCACAATAGAAGAAAACACAATCTCAATCGAGAAAATCCACACGATCCTACATACAGTAGAGATTTCTTTCAAGAACATTTTGTACCTAACTATGATAAAGATCACGTGTTTGCGTTTACTGTTTCTAATTTAGGACAAGAGTTTGTATTAGATTTACTACAAGTAACATTACCCGATACAGACTTTTTAGAGTTTAATCCAACTAACTTGTGGGACAGACTGCACACTAATAGTTACTACTACATTGATCATCATCAAAGTCATGCAGCATACGCATTTTTAAGTTCAGGATACAAAGAGTCAGACATTCTAGCAATAGACGGGCGTGGTTGGCAGTTTAATTGTATCTTTGTTGACAAGAATGGTAACATTACTAACTTAAACAACGAAATCTCAATCGGAGGATTGTGGAATAGACTAGCACAGGATGTCGGCTTTGGGTATCTCGATGCTGGCAAGGTTATGGGGTTGGTAGGATTTGGAAAATATAACGATGAAATTTATACGATGATTCATCAGTATTTAGAAAATCCTAATCATAGATTGCCTGACGGTGCAAGAGATATTTTAAAGCGTGTTCTCAAAGAAGATGTAGCATTTACACTGCAACATGTAACACTTGAGCTGGTAAAGAAATACGTATATCCGCTTAAAACATCTAATAATCTTTGTATTGCAGGCGGCGTTGCGTATAACGGCTATATGAATGAAGAATTTACTAAGCATTATACAAATGTACATGTTCCGCCAGCAGCAGGTGATGAAGGACAGTCGATTGGTACTTATATGCATGCTGACTACATCCTAAATGGTAATACTCACGTACCTACAGTATATGCTGGCAAAGAGTACAATATAGATACTAGTATATTTGAAGGGTTGACCTATCAGCAAAAGCCAATGGAAGAAATCTATACCGAAGTTGCTGCTGCTATTGCAAACGGTGCAATAGTTGGTTGGTATCAAGGTGCTAGCGAAAGTGGTAATAGAGCATTAGGCAATCGTAGTATACTTGCTGATCCTCGCAATCCCGATATTAAAGATATCATTAACAGTAAAATTAAACTGCGTGAAGACTTTAGACCATTTGCACCAAGTGTACTGCACGAACATTATCAAGACTATTTTGATACTAATCAACCTAGTCCGTTTATGAGTCGTATCATGCCTGTTAAGTCTGATGCTATTCCGGGTGTAACACATGTAGACGGCACAGCACGTATACAGACCGTACAGCGTGAGTTTAACACTTGCTACTACGACTTAATAAATGCGTTCTATACGCTTACAGGTGTTCCTATGCTGCTTAATACCAGCTTTAACTGTCAAGAGCCAATTGTAGAAACCCCTGAAGATGCAGTTGCTACTTTTAAGAAATGCGGCTTAGACATTTTAGTTATCAGAGATTATGTAATATGCAAGTAATGGATCAAGATTATTGGAAAGTTTGGTGGGAAGCAATACAAAAAGGGTACAACCCTAAAGACTTAATGTACAGTGTAGGGCCTGATCAATTAGAATCTAAGACTTGGCTAATAGATACTTTAATAAATCCGCTACCTGGTAAAAAAATACATTCACTAGCAGTAGAGTTAAATAAATTTGAAAAGTTATCTATTCATATATACGGAGGCTGGTACGGGTATCCGTTAATAGATTTATTGCTAGAAAAATTTAAAAATATATCTAAAATAACTAATGTAGATTTAGATAAAGATGCACTAGCACTATGTAGAAAATATACAAATCAAAAGAATTTACAAGACAAGGTATTTTTTAAACTGCAAGACGTTTTAGAATCTTTAGACACCGGCGATAATAAAGACAGTGATGTTAGACTTGTAATTAATACTTCGTCAGAGCATATGCCCGATTTACCTAAATTAATTGCAAATAAAGACTATAACGAAAATTGCATGTTTGTATTACAAAGTAATAATATGTTTCATGTTATAGACCAACACATAAACTGTTCAAATAGTATAGAAGAATTTGTAGAGAAGTCAGGTCTTACAAAAATATTGTTTGCAGATTCATATACAATGCCAAACGGTTATGAAAGATATATGGTTATTGGAAATCATTTAACTTAAATTGTTTTGCTAACCATTCAAAGTTATTAATCTTTCTTAGTGCGTCAATATTGCCTTGATTAGCAACACCATATTTACGGCCTGCTCTTGCACCCTGAATAGCAAAGTCACCGAATGGACGATCTCTGCCTGTAGCACTGCACCATACAGATAATCTTGCATCAGTTTCGTCTGATTCTTGCCTATTAATAGTTTTGCTTGCAAGTTTGCAACATTCTCTAAATGCACTACGCCATGTACTAAATTCATCTGTATTAAAAGAAGTAATATTACTAACTTGTTTCATTGTAATAAACTTATTGCTAATACTTGTTGTCATGTCTGGTGTAGACAACTCCATATTAATTGTTGCTATTCTAGGAAGCAATTTTACACCACCATTGCCGTATTCTAAATCATTAATAGGATTACGACTATGCCAAACATGTACTGCATCTCTATCAGTACGCTTGGGTATATAAGAAAAATCAAAGTCATCTACTATAATTGCATCAGCATCAACAATCCATATCATTGAAGTGAATGCTTTTTTTGCTGCTTCAATGTGTGCTTGATGTATTCCTTTAACTCCGTGAATGCGAATTGCATACGGAACTTTTGTTTTTAATTTGTCCCAGTTAGCATCTGCTTGATGCTCGTTATAACTTATAAAAATTACATCGTACATTGATTATTTTCTATAGCGTTGATACATTTTAAAGCTAAATCTTTTACTACAGCCGGTCCTGGATGTTCTCCATCACGGGCAGTCCAGGTCCAGTTGGTCTGCATATCAGGCCAGTTAAAGAAATTACTAGACATATCTGCTATATAAAATTTAACATTTTCATGTGTTGATGATGTATTATATGAGTCCCAAGTTGTCCAGTATAGCTTAATTCCTTTTGTAGCTGCAACTAATTCTGCCCAATCAATTAAATCAGCAATATGTGATATTGTTGTGTCATTATGCCAGACTCGATCTATTGCTTTCATTAGTTTAGTATCTGTTTCTCCGCCCCAATGTATTTTATTTGTCCAGGTCCAAGAGTTTTGATTATTAGGATGTAGACTTGGCTGGAAAACTCGTTGTATAGGAGGAAGCGAAATAACTGCATCTGTCATTGGATGTAAATTTGCAAAACTAACAAACGTTTTTATAATATTAGTCGAACTAGCTCCCGGCACTCCTAAATTGTGTACAGGCTGATCCATTAATTCTGACATTACTCCTGTAACACTTTTCTGAACTCCGACTCCAAAGATATTACTGCACCCAAATACTGCAACACTGGGTTTAAAATTCCAGTCAGGTCCTCTAAACCCGTATTTGTTAATGCTATATTGCCAAGGGTCGTCATTAAAAAACTTTTCAGGTCTACCAAAATAATCAGCAGTAAACGCTTTTCCTACTTTTTTTATTCTTGATGCATATCCGTATATTTGAGAATTTTGCATACAGATAGTATCAAGTGTAATTTTTGATGTTTGAATTCCGTTATACATTTTTAATTTTCTTCTTTATATAGTCCTAAAGGTTCACTAATATTTTTACTATCTGGATTTAATATCCAGCCTTCTTGTTGTGCAACATTATTAATATCTTTATCAGTACTAGGAATTAGTTCAACCCAATCAGTAAGTATATTAGGAAACACTCCTAAACTTTTATTTCTACGCTTATCATATTGTGCGTAAAATGTTTTAAAATCACGCCAAAGTGTGATAGGATTACTTGTGCGTCTATGCGGTGCATCCACAGTAACAAGATAATCTATTAATCGTTCAATGCTTGCACGTTCGTGTTCATTCCATAAAGGATTGTTCTTGTTATCATTATACCAAGTAGACAATTTAGCATAGCAAAAGTCTTTTATATGTACAGGTAAAGCAAGCGGACTTTGAAAACTTGGAAATCGTAACAAGTTTAAACTTACTGTAGGTTTACGATTGGATGTTTTTAAAGTGTATACTTGATCAAGAAATTCTGTAATACTAAACAAACATAAACTATTAATAGTCATCATAATATGTATCTCTGCATTAGTCTCATTTAATATGCGTTTTACATTAGTTATCCATTGAGTGTAATCTAATCCGTCACGGATGTATTCTGCTTGATCGCCTACTGCTTCGCAACTGGTATAGATATGAAACTTCTTTATTCCGTTGGCTTTATTGATAAGTTTATCAATTATTTCAGGCTTAGCAATTAAGTTACTATTAATTGCAAATCGCATATCTGTATTTTGTGCTTCAAACCAGTCAAACAATTTCCAAGTGTTTGCACTCATTAGGGGTTCGCCGCCAGTAATACGCAATTCATCTAAACTATCTGCAAGTCCATTATCCCACCATTTCCAAAATGCTTGTATGTATGGATTGTCTTCATCATTTTTGTAAGGCTGCGTCCAGTCTCCGTTTTGCTTAAACGCACCTGCACCATCACTAACAAGATTTTCATAAGGTCCATTTTTATTAATGTCTTTAGCCCATGTTGTACTAAAACTTGCATTGCAATAACTACATGCTAAATTACATACTCTATCAAATGCAATTTCAAATGTTTTTAAGTTAGGGTTTGCATTCCAATCTGAATCGTATGCTGTCTGCAATTCTTCATCTGTGTAAATGATAGTTTTAAAGGTGCGATCACTAACTGCATCTTTTTTCATGTCTTCCATCTTCCAGCAGTATTCACACTCACTAGGACGTTCGCCAGTTTGCATCATTCGACGCATTTCTTTTTTATGCTTAGTGTTGTGTATAGCTGTGTAGTTTTCTTCAACTTCTTCTAATGGTATTTTATGTGCTGGTGGATGGTGACAGCTTGCAGTTGTACCGCTACCCAACCATGTTGTAGCATTGTACCATTTTGCACCACAAAAACTTGCACTTTTAATGTCTATTACACGCTGCTTATATTGCAATAAATTTTCGTCTTTTTTAGCCGGCATGCCAATCCTTTAATAAATGTTCATATTCAGGAAACGTTAGTGAAAAGTCTTTGTTTCTTCTTTTGTCGTATGCTTGTATGTATCTTACAAAATCAAGCCTGTGCTCCGGTGCTGGTTCTGTATTACGCAAATAATCGCAAAATCTTTGTATCTGATCAAATTCTTCTAGATATATTCTTGCATGTGCTTCAGAAGTATAATATTTTAACCAATCTTTGCAAGTATTTTCAATTGCATCTGCATATTGCAAACGTGTTTCCTTGCTCAATAGTGTACATTGTAAATGCGGAGGCCAATGCATTATATTGACACTTAGTGGCGTCCTATTCCATTCAGAACTTGTATTATATAAAACTCGAAGATCCATAATAGTTTTAATAAAATTAATAAATGTAGTAAGACTTAAAATATTAATTGTTGTCATTATTGCAACAGTACTATTTGTTTTTTCTAATAATTTTTTTATATTAGATATCCATTGATTGTAGTTTAAGCCGTCACGAGCATACTCTGCTTGGGCTCCTGTACTTTCTAAACTAGTATAGATATCAACTTTTACTCCTACTGCTGCAAGTGCATTAACTTTTTCTATTAGCCTATCTATTAACTTATCTTCTACACAACCATTTGTGTTAATTGCAATATCAAGTCCCTTTTTAGGATTTTTAATTAGGTAATCAAATAGTTTCCAAGTGTCTTTTGACATTGTTGGTTCGCCACCTGTAATACGCAATACTTTTAAATGCAGTAATGCATCAGGAAACCATTTCCAAAATGCAGTTATATAAGGATTATCTTCACTGTGCTTATAGGGCATTTTACCCGATTGTTTTAAGTAGTCTAAATTGTGCGAACCGTGTGTAGTAGGATAAGCACCATTTTGTTT